ATGTATAATCGTCGGCATGATCGTGAGCGGAATCAACAATCACCACAATCACCACAAACACCACAAACACCACAAACACCACAAACACCACAAACACCAAGTCAACCTTTAGCAGGACAATATAATCGTGATCATGATGCGAGAGAAAGAGTAAGGGAACAACAACGGCAACGAGAAATGGAACAACAAAGAGAACAAGATCGGTTAGCTTCATTAACTCCAGAACAATTGGCACAACATAATCAACAAATAGCTTCTGATACAGCAGCACAACGACAAAGAGCACGAGAATGGAGAGATAGAACTTTTGGTAATAATCAAGCAACTGGCGGTAGAAGAAGAAAAAAAACTAAGAAGAGTAAAAAGAGTAAAAAAAGTAAAAAATCTAAGAAAAATAGAAAATCTAAAAGAAAATATTAGTTAAAAATATAAGAAAATAAAATTGAAATATAGTTGTTATGAAACGAGACGCCGAATGGAATATTTTCCTTAAAAATATTAAATACTTAAATAACAATGCAGAAGAAACATCAGGAGGAAAAAGAAATCATAAAACGAAAGAGATATAAAAAAGGGTATAAAAATATGAAAAGTAGAAGTAGAAAATGAACTATTCGACAATGTAAAATTGAATCCCTTTTTCATATACACATTTTACAATATATTACATAATGATCAAAGAGTTAGAGTTATTCATGACAGACCCAATAGTTGCTCATTTCAAAGACATGTTTGAAATGAATAAACATGTTCTCACACCAAATAAACTTAACAATTTATATATACAGGAAAAGTCTCGTTCATATCTATGTGGTTGGGTAGATGATAATATTATAGATGAGAACTTATCATCAATGATACCCCATATAAGAGAACTCATGAAACAAAATGGATTTGAAACAGATGATTCTACTAACACCTTTGCGAGTGAATTCCATTACAGTTATATAAGTGATAATGGAATTATACCAGATACATTTACAATACATCAAGATGATTATAGTTCAATTGAATATGAAGTAAATACATTTATACTTTATTTGGATGTGAAATGCTTTGGAGGTGAGTTGGTGTTTTACAATATAAACCAGGAAGTTACTTGTTGTATGTTTGATGAATATGAACCCTTTTGTACGATTGATACAAATAATCCTACAGAAATATCATGTAAAGCCGTCATATTCGATGGATCTATTTATCATAAACCGAATACTATTGTAAATGGTCATCGGTTGTCTATTGTTGTTACCATCCCAAGAAAATAAATTAATCACTCGTCCAAATAAAGGGTTAAATATAAAAAGGTGAATATATGGAGAACCTTTTTTTATTCGCCATTTTTTCATCCGCCATTTTTGTTCTATTAAAAATAATAGAAATGAAATATTTAGAAGAAGAAATGAAACCCCTGAAATTTGTCGTTAGAGATGCTGTTATGGTATTTGCAAGTGCTTTGGCTGCAGGTTTTGCTACATTTTATATGCGTGGTTCAGTAACCGATTTCTTGAATGTTGTCACAGAGAATAAAGTGCTTCATAGTGATACTACACAGGTTTTTACTGATGCTCCTGGATTTTAGGGTTAGGGTGGTTCGTTGATGTCATAAAGGTAATATCTTTATGACATTTCTAATAAGATTTTCTAGATTTTCTTGAATTTCTTGGATTTCTTGATTTTGTTTTTTGTTTGGGATTATTCCTTCTTCGTGTCATATTATATACGCCTTTTCCTATATTGTACAATGATTTAACACCAAATTTACCGGTTTTATATGCTAATGTGCCTGCTAATCCTATTGTAGTTAATACAACCATATATCTTACATGGATATTTTTCTATATATACGAAGGTAACTCGTCAATATCCATATACTTGGTCCCTTCAGGAAGGGATTTAATATGGAAACCCGAGAACAATGGTTTATCCAATTGATCTCCAGGGGTTTTCTCATGAACGGTTCTCGCAATCATTTTATACAATTTGAAATTGGGATATCGTTCATCGCCGTTTTTCTTGTAGAGGATATTTTTACCATTATCATCTGTGACCCAATCTATAATTAAATCTTGGAGAAGGTCTGTATCAGTCGGTTCTTCTTCGGGGTCTAAAATGAAATCATAAATAGAACATCCTAAACGACACAAATCAAAACTTAGATTTGGGTCTAGACGCGGCTTTGTTTCATTCAAAAAAGGTTCGCAGTTATATTGTGTAGATGCATCTCCGCCTGGCGCAAAACTATCGCTACATAAAATCTTTCCTTGGAATCTGTAAATAGCTCTTCCGAAATCAATGAGTTTGAATATACGGCCATATGTTGGAACTTTGAACAATTGGTTCTCTGCTTTGTAATAAAGATATGGTTCGTCGGTTTCCACATACATCACATTATTTGTATGAAGGTCGTTATGTGTGAATTTAAACGCTTTTTGATAGGCCATTAGAGTCATTATAATTTGGAATAATGCGCTAGCTGATTGGTCCATATCTAATTTGCGTTTCATAAATAAATAGTCCAATGTTCCAATGCATTTTTCTAGACATATCATCTGAACCGGGAAATCATAAATATAAGCGTTCATTGGTACTTCGTCCTCTTCTTCTTCGTCGTCTTCTTCGTCTTCCTCTTCGTCGTCTTCTTCGTCGTCTTCTTCGTCGTCTTCTTCGTCTTCTTCTTCGTCTTCGTCTTTTTCTTTATCGTCGTCATCGTCGTCGTCTTCTTCTTCTTCGTCATCGTCGTCTTTTTCGTCTTCGCTTTCTTCTTCACCTTCACCGTCGTCACTACTATAATTCAATTCACTATTGTTGGAACTATCATCTGAAGAAACCACCGACTCCTTTTCATAAATACATTCTTCGGTTTCCTTTTCAACTATATCCGATGATTCTATAACGAGAACATCTTCAATAATATCCAACTCCAATTCTTCAATATTAATATCCGAAGAATTGTGAATAGACAATTTATCTTTATTTGTACGAGAACCAAAATTCTGAAACGGATTGTCTGAATTTTCTACTTCAAATATTTTTCCTCGGTTCTCATTAAAATATTCAGACTGTATTAAATAATCCATATCATCCGCCAAATTGATTTTGAATCTCTTTTGGACACCCATATATGAACCATAATATTCAATCCCGTGTAAAAATGAATGTGTATGAAGCATTTGATTTGACAAATAACAAAAGAAATTGTCAATATAACTAGAATTATGAATACTCGTAAATTTGTCATGAGTTGTATTTGCGAATGTTGGCATTACACGTAGGTTCTCGTGTGTCTTGTATTTACCAATCAAATATCTTACAGGATCTAATAAAGGGGCGAATTTCAAGAATATATTGCGCGTTGTATTTTGGGATTCATTAACGTCCCAAATAGTATTTAAATCCGTCATATGATACCGATGATTCAAAGCAACTGTATTAAAATTGGTGTCATTCAATTCAAAAAACAACTTGTAAATAGGGTGATACAATTGGAAGGAATCCATATCAAATGGTTGGTATGATTCGCTATGTTGCTCAGACAAAACGTCTAAAGCCACCTTTTTAGGTTTATAATAATTCAACTGGAATTTAGTCATTTTGATATACATCAAAACCTATTATTTTTAGATTCATTAAACGAAACCCCCTACATTTCGTTCAATGCTATTATTTAAATACTCCGTCAATATATTATGACATTGGAACTGAAGAAATTTGATATGAGACATATCACATTTAAACCCGATGAAAATAAGGGACCCGTCATTGTTATGATTGGTAGGCGTGATACTGGTAAATCGTTTTTAGTACGAGACCTCCTATTCCATCATCAAGATATCCCTATAGGAACAGTCATTTCAGGAACAGAAGCCGGTAATGGATTTTATGCTCAACATGTCCCAAAACTCTTTATACACGAAGAATATAATTCGGTTCTTATTGAGAACATTCTAAGACGCCAAAAAGTGGTTCTCAAACAAGTGAATAAAGAAATGGAACAATATAGACGGTCTTCTATTGACCCACGTGCATTTGTCATACTAGATGATTGTCTTTATGACCAAGGATGGACCAAAGACAAACTCATGCGTCTTCTTTTTATGAACGGTAAAATGTCTGCCGTAGTTATTCCAAAAGAATAGCTAGTTTATAACTCTTTAGGGGTTATAAGCGACACGTCCAAATTGCGGGAAACTCTCAGTAAGTTCATATTACTAAGTATAGCACATAAATGTCTATATGGCGATTGCTAATCACAGTCGGTAAAGTAAAAATATATGGAATAGAGACAATCCGCAGCGAATCTCCTAAGTACGCTTTGTTCAGTATATGGAGAACGTTCAACGACTAGATGCTCGTGGGCCTGAGATGAGAGAACATCATCTATGATGGCTTAAAATATAGTCTAATCCCCTCCGAGAGGAGGCTATACCCATTCAAAAAGTATAGGTTTTATGACTTCTAGAAGAAATACTAGAACGAGAACGGTATTCATGCGACATTGGAAGATTATGCTTATCATTACAATGCAATATCCACTTGGTATTCCACCGAATCTACGTACCAATATAGATTACGTTTTCATTTTGAGAGAACCTTATATGACAAACCGAAAAAGGATTTGGGAAAATTATGCGTCTATGTTCCCCACACTAGAATCTTTCTGCTCGGTTATGGACCAAACAACAGAGAACTATGAATGTTTGGTTATTAATAACAACTCCAAATCCAATAAACTACATGACCAAATTTTCTGGTATAAGGCCGAAACACGACCTGATTTCAAGTTGGGTTCAAAAGAGTTTTGGGATATTTCTAAAGGAATGGGAGATGATGAAGATGACCAATATGACCCGAGTAAGAGTAGGAAGAAGTCGGCGGGCCAACAGATAACGGTGAAGAAAGGTAAATGGTAGGGAAACCTACGGTTTCCCCTACGACCCCATCCCTAGTAGAGGAACCTACGGTTCCCCCTACGACCCCCTCCCTTTCTTTTATGGGTTCTTTTATGGGTTCTTTTATGGACTGTCATAAAGG